TGGGATGATGATGGTGATATTATTTTTAAGTCAGATGACGGATCAGGTGGCACTGCTACATATTTTTTCATAGATGGTGGAAATGAAGCTGTAAGATTTTCAAAAGATTCTTGGCATAACGATAATGTAAAAGCTTTATTCGGTACCGGCACTGATTTACAAATATATCACGATGGAAATAGTATTATTAGAAATCAAACTGCTGATTTATTTATTGATAATTATGCTGACGATGGAGATATAAAATTCAGAAGTGATGATGGTACTGGTAGTGTTACTGAGTATTTTAGAGTTGATGGTGGTACTACTAGTATAATAACTTCAGTTGGTCTCCAAGCAAATAGTACAATTACTGTAGGTGTAGACGATACTGGTCATGATGTTAAATTCTTTGGAGCCTCGTCTGGTAGCTATATGTTATGGGATCAAAGCTTAGATAGATTAGTGATTGTGGGTACTATGACAATATCGGGGGATGGTAGTAATGCATCAACCTTTGAAGAGCATCATGGTGGAGCTCTTGATATAACAGTGCTTGATGATCTTACATTTGATATTACAGGAGATATTGTATTAGATGCTGACGGGGGAGATATAAGGTTAAAAGATGGTGGCACAGCAAAACATACTATTTCTATGCAATCAGGTGGAGATACTTATTTTGTAAATGAAACAAGTAATGCTGATGTATTAATTAGAGGAAATGATGGCGGCTCAACTATAACTGCAGTAACTTTTGATATGTCAGATGCTGGTAAGGCAACATTTAATAATGATGTTATAGCGTTTTCAGATAGAAAATTAAAGAAAGATATTAAAACTTTAGATGGTTCTAAAGTATATGATATGCGTGGTGTTGGGTTTACTAGGAAAGATACAAACCTACCTGGAGCTGGTGTTATAGCTCAGGAAATGCAAGAAGTAGCCCCTGAATTAGTTACTGAAACAAACGATACACTAGGAGTATCATATGGTAACTTAACAGGGTATTTAATTGAAGCTATTAAAGATTTAAAAGCTGAAATTGAAGAATTAAAAAAATGTAAAAAGTGTGATAACTGTAACTGTGAAAATAAATAATTATGGCATGTCCAAGTAGCGGCGCAATTTCTATGTTGGGTATCTTTTCTGAAAAGAACGAGGATGATTATTCTGCAGCAAATTTAGATGGTGAAAATACCCTTAGTTTAAGAGGTTTTTCTTCTAATAGTCATAATGATAGTTCTGGAGGTAATATTAATATAAACTCTAGTTCTTCAAATAAACCAGATGGTAATACGCCGCATAATATGTCTGAGTTCCATAGTTATGATCATGATGCAACATCATTAACTTCTTTTAGTAGTGCTTCAGGTACTACTAATTCAAAAGCATTCTGTAGCCAATCTATTGATCAAACTTATTATCATGATGGTAGCGGTACTCTTCCGGCTGTTAATGATAATGTTTATTCAGACTCTGCTGGTAGCAGCCCATTAGCTGATGGGTACTATAAAAACAGTGAGCTTGGCGGGTATAGAATTGAAGACGAGCAAGTAGCGAGTCTCGTAAATTGTTAAATATAAATAAATAAATAAAATTATGGCAACAACGTATAAATGGGAAATTGATCAATTAAAATGTATCCCAAAAGTAGGTAGTAAAGTAAATGTAGTAAAAGCAATATCTTATAATTATATAGGTACTGCTGATGATTCAGATAATACTCAAGGTATAATTTCTGGATCAGTATCAATACAGACAAGTGATCTTAGTAATTGGACTGCTTACGCTAGTTTATCTAAATCTGATGTTGAGGGTTGGTTAGAAGCTAATCTTACAGTAAATGATTTAAAAACTGAGGTGGATACAATAATAGATAATAAAAAAAATCCACAATCGGTATTTGTTAATGTACCTTGGTAATAAATATTATTAAAAAAACGCGAAAATAGCGTAATAATATATATAGATAATTTAAATTAAGTTTAATAAATAAATTTTAATAAAATGGCAAAAAAAGAAAAAGTAAATAAAATTAAAGAAGAGCAATTAAAAGAACTTCAATTAAAACTTGAAAGTATAAGAGAAGCTCAATTAAGATTAGGACAAATAGAATCTCAAAAGTATGATGTTATAAGCGTAATATCTACTTTCAAAAAAGATTTAAATGAATATCAAGACGCTCTACAAGAAGAATATGGTAAAGTTAGCATAAATATTCAAGATGGAACTTATGTTGACGTTGAAGAGACAGAATAATCATGGGTAGTCTAGTAAGAAAAATTAGTATAGGAAAAGACTATAAAAATGACGCTATGCACTATGCTGTTGGTCAGGAAGTATATGGTGGGCACACGATATGCGATATAATTGAACAGGATAAGAAGTTTTCTATTTTTATAAAAAAGGGGAACGAAGTATTACCATGGAAAGATTTCAATAAGAACATGGCTATAGCAGTTGAGTATAATTTAGAATACTAATGCAAAGTGTATTTGATTTTATAATAAAACCAAAATCCAATAGATACGACAATACCAAACAAATCGGTGATTCAGAATTATTGTTAAATACAGAAATTTCTGATCATCGGTATGTTAGTCGTACTGGAATTGTTTTAGCTACACCAAAATATGAAGATACTGAAATACAAGTTGGGGATGAAGTTATAGTCCATCATAATGTTTTTAGGAGATTTTATAATGTACATGGTGTAGAAAAAAATAGTAGGAGTTATTATAAAGAAGACCAATATTTTGTAAAATTAGACCAAATATTTCTTTATAAAAGAAATAATAAATGGCATGCGCCTAAGGGGTATTGCTTTATTAAACCAATTGAATCAAATAATATATTATTAGAAAAAGAAGTTCCTTTAAGAGGCATTATAAAATATGTTGATAAACAGCTTAAAGATATAAATAAAAATGATTTAGTTGGGTTTACACCAAGCAGCGAATATGAATTTGTTGTTGATGGTGAAAGATTATATAGAGTATTAACTAATTCAATATCTATTAAGTATGAACGTCAAGGAAACGAAAAAGAATATAATCCAAGCTGGGCAGCGAGCTGTTGATGAGCTTATAAAAGTTGCTAAAGAACCCATTGTTGATTCAGATGATGATATATCAGCGGATAGATTAAAAAATGCTGCAGCTACAAAAAAATTAGCTATATTTGATGCTTTTGAGATATTAAATAGGATTGAAGAAGAAAAAGCTTTATTGGATAATAAACCTTTAGAAAATAAAGAAAAAAGCTTTTCAGGGTTTGCAGAAAAGAGATCTAAGTAATGTATAAGCAAATATTGTATAACATTATAGAGCCTATAAAAATCAATACTATTAAAAGGCTTAATAAAGCAAAAAAGTGGAAATACGGATATAACAAAGAGCATGATATAATTGTTATAAGTAAAACAGGGGTAATAGGTGAGATATATGAGATACAAAATCTTAAAATAGCTTTGCCAAAACAACCTAAGCAAGTATTTAAAGGTAATGATAAATGGGAAGTTCAAGTTTATCCAAAAGAATTAAATAAAATAAAAACAATATTTGATTGGCGAGATTTACCTTCTGATTTCAAAAATAAATGGCACACATATATTGATTCAGAGTTTAGTAAAAGGGAAGATGGATATTGGTTTTATAACAAAGGCAAACCTACTTATATCACTGGTACTCATTATATGTATCTGCAATGGGCTAAAATTGATGTAGGTAAACCGGATTTTAGAGAAGCAAATAGGTTATTTTATATATTCTGGGAAGCTTGTAAAGCAGATAAAAGATGTTATGGAATGTGTTATCTTAAAAATAGACGTTCTGGGTTTTCTTTTATGGCTTCAGGTGAAGTTGTAAATTTAGCAACAATATCTAGTGACTCTAGATATGGTATATTATCTAAGTCTGGTGCTGATGCGAAAAAGATGTTTACAGATAAAGTGGTTCCTATTTCTGTTAACTATCCGTTCTTTTTCAAACCAATACAGGACGGCATGGACCGACCTAAAACTGAACTTGCTTACCGTGTTCCGGCTAGTAAATTCACAAGAAGAAAACTTACATCTAATGAAACTATAGAGGATATTCAGGGACTAGATACTACAATTGACTGGAAAAATACTGGCGATAACTCTTATGATGGTGAAAAACTTGCTCTTCTTGTACATGATGAAGCAGGTAAATGGGAGCGTCCAGAGAATATTTTAAATAACTGGAGGGTTACAAAAACTACATTAAGATTAGGTAGTAGAATTATAGGAAAATGTATGATGGGTTCAACAAGTAATTCATCAGACAAAGGAGGAGAAAACTTTAAAAAATTATACCATGACTCAGATGTTACCAAAAGAAACCGCAATGGGCAGACTCGCTCGGGACTCTATTCTTTGTTCATTCCTATGGAATGGAACTTCGAAGGATTCATTGATTCTTATGGAATACCTGTATTCGAAACACCAGAAACTCCCGTCGAAGACGTACATGGAGAGGAAATTAACATCGGCGTTATTGAACATTGGGAAAATGAAGTTGAGGGATTAAAAGGTGATCAAGATGCTTTAAATGAATTTTATAGGCAGTTCCCAAGAACTACAGAGCATGCTTTTAGAGATGAAACTAGAAATAGTATCTTCAATTTAGCAAAGATATACGAGCAAATTGATTATAATGATGAGGTTGCAAATTTATCTCAAGTTACCGTTGGTAGTTTTTCATGGAAAAATGGTATTAAAGATACAAAAGTGCAATTTACACCAAATCCCAGCGGAAGGTTTAAAGTTAGCTGGGTACCAAGAATAGAATTACAAAATAATATTATAATTAAAAATGGTGTAAAATATCCAGGTAATGAACATATGGGTGCTTTTGGATGTGACTCATATGATATATCAGGTACAACAGATGGGCAGGGTTCTAAAGGAGCTTTACATGGGTTGACTAAGTTTAGTATGGAAAATGCTCCTGCCAATATGTTCTTTTTAGAATATATAGCTAGACCACAAACTGCAGAAATGTTTTTTGAAGATGTATTAATGGCATTAGTATTTTACGGTATGCCACTATTAGCAGAAAATAATAAACCAAGATTATTATATTATTTAAAAAGAAGAGGTTATAGGCGTTATTCAATGAATAGGCCTGACAGATTAAAAAATAAATTATCTGTTACAGAAAAAGAAATAGGTGGAATACCTAATTCTAGTGAGGATATAAGGCAAGCTCATGCTGCTGCAATTGAAACTTATATAAATGATTATGTTGGGATTGTAAATGATGGGCAATATGGAGATTTATATTTTAACAGAACATTAAACGATTGGGCTAAATTTGATATAAATAAAAGAACAAGGTTTGATGCCGCTATAAGTTCAGGCTTAGCGATTATGGCGTGTAATAAAAATAGGTATAAACCTAATGCAGAGCGAGTAAAACAAAAACTTAACATTACTTTAAACAAATACGAAAATAAAGGAACTTTATCAAAAATAATAAAAAATTATGGCTGAATCAGTTATGAAAGACTACTTTCCAAGTCAAGCAGTTAATGATGATGAAAAATTATCGTTTTCTTATGGCTTACTC